TTCCAAGTTTCACCAACCTCCACAAAGGATTGCCCGTCGGAACGGGTGATAGATACCTGTTGGTTTTTTGGCTGCACGACCATCAAAGACTGGTCAATTTGTACGAAAATCTGTCCTAAAAAAGTTGTTATTATTGTGAATAAATAGTTGCATATAGTTGCAATCTTTAGTATATTAAGTATGTGAGACATATTAATAACAACAATAAAAAGGAGAACGAAATGGAAATCACATTAAAAAACGTAAAACACTACGAGAGCATGAGCGAAGAAACATACTGCTTTGAAGCAAGTCTTTATGCAGATGGTAAGAGGGTTGGTAGAGTATCTAACAGAGGGACTGGCGGTTGCCATGACTACGACTTCGATATGAAAACTGAAAGAAAGTTAGATGAGTGGTGCAAAACAAATCTACCTAAGTGGACAATGTTTGATGACGAGGAGCATGACACAGATTTAGAAATGCACATATCTAACTTGGTTACTGACTTCTTAGACAACAAGCACCTTAAAAACTTACTCAACAAAAGCGTTATCGTTATGGACGATAATTGTGAGGAGGGTGAGGTTTATCAATGGAAATTTTCTAAATACAAAGGCAGAGCCAAAACAGAAGTTATTGGTGGAGTTACCAACTCTATTGTTAAAAACGAAAAGATGGTAAATCCAGTTGTGCTAAATTCATTGTCTCTTGACGATGCTAAAAAAGTTTATTTTAGAAAGTAACGAAAAGACAAAGAAAGAAGGTGGCATTAGCCACCTTTTTTTTAGTATAGATCTCCGAGCTCTACTGTTTGGACTCCTTCGATGTTGTATGGTTTAAAATCTTCACCATCTTTGCATCTCAGCAATAAACTCAAGGCTTGTTCATTTCTTTTCTGAGCATAGACCAAGGCTTCATCGGACAAGGTGTAAACCACATAGGGATATGGGTGTTGTTTTTCTTGAGCCAAGAAGTTGAATCCTTTTGCAGTTAATCCTAGCGCCCTACAAGCATCGACATATATTGCTGCTTGCATGTGATAGTTGAAAGCATTGATCGCACCTTTAAAGCCACGAGGTGAAGCGTCACGGCAAGTTTTAAGGTCCCACACATACTCGTTGTCATACCAGTCCATTCGGCATTTGAAAGGGTGGCCATGCCACTCAAAAACTAAAGTGTGTTCTACTTTATCGGTGTCTTTGGGTATGTAATGTTTCACTACTTCACGACGTTCCATACAAGTGTCATATAAAGCCTGGGTGATTGGAGTACGATTGCCTATGGTGTCCATAAAGTTTTCATATTCTTCTTTGCCTGTTTTGGTTCGCCGATCAAACTTGGGTTGAATGACAAACTCTTCGTCAAATTTGTGATGCTCTAGGAAAACTGTGTGCTGCACTCGGCCCTCCAAGAGAGCTGGTGTTTGCACCATTTCTTTTTTATTCTGCCAGCTGTATGGGCATTTAATGACCGAGGTTAGATCGTGAGATCTAAAGGCTGGGATCTTTGCATACTGTTCGTATGGGATATCGTCATACATTCCTATTTTAAACTTCATTTTCTTTCAGCTCCTCCAATTCTTCTCTGGTTAAATCAAAACAATTCAAATTCCCAGCCACAGTTCTGCGCTCGCCTTCACCAAAGAAAGGATAAACACAATGCTGCATCCAAGACGGGAACATCAATAGTTTGCCCGGTTCTGGTTTTACATAGCGCGATTGAGAAGGTCTTAGTTTTTCCGGATCCCCGGTTTGATTCAAGCCATAGGTAAAATTTATAAAGCCGTCTATGGCGCCAGAATTTTCGTACAGCTCATATCTCAGACTGTCTTCTTCGTTTGGTTTGACTATTTGATCTGGCACTTTGGTCCAGGTAGTAAATGAAATACCCATATTCGACGTTGTTAAATGATCGTGAATAGGGTTGTAATCACCCTCATAACTATGGACTGACCACAGCTTATCTATACTTATTTTCTTCGGTTTTAAGGGAGATTTAGTATACTCGACGAAATGGTTTAGATAAGCCATGCCCAGACTCTCAACAATGCTAACGAAAGGTGTCAGTAGATTATCCATGTAATCCATACTGAGCTGTTCGCCCTGGCGAATTTGGCCCACCAAAAATTTGGAGGCTGATTCTTTATGTTTGTCGGATCTTAAAACGTCCAGGTAATTATTGAGATTTGCCACTACCTCTTGTGACATATTGTGTTGCATCATAAGAGCTGCGGGTAAAGAGTAAACCTCATATTCTATTTCTTTGCTCACAATGGTTCCTCCCTCCATGGTTCTTGTTCTTCTATTTGTTGTATCAATTTATCCAGGTACCAACGTGCTTTCTTGAGGTCCGTTAATGGTTCGTCTTTATACTCCCAGCGATGAAGGTACTTGTAGATCGTTCCGACTAGGTAATATTTAAAATTTGGGCCTAGCTGGTGCTCAATGTATTCGATGCTTTCAAGCGGTGCTTTTTTGTAATGATCTGGATTGATTTTATCTATCATTTTTATTTCCTTGGTCATTGGGTGAGCTGATACAAACATGAATGAAGTTTACCATTTAGGGTGCCCACCCAATGCCATTTGGGTGGTGGGTGGAATTTTCAAGTGCTGTGAGACATCTAGGAGAAAACCACCCACCGGGATCAATTAAAAAGGAATGTTATCGTCTTTGAAGTCGTCTTTGTTATTCGTTTCTTCTGGCGGCATTTCTTCCATGAGTTTTTCAACGGGTGTGTCTTCAAACTCTTGTTTGGCAGCAATCAGTTCATAACTGGCATCAATATCACGTTGATGCCACTCTGGTAATGACTCAAAAATGTCGCACATAACTTTGCTTTCATCACTGGATTTGCCGCGAAACTCATCGCAGTAAACATCCAAATCAAAAATCATTTTGTCGTTGTGTGTTTCAACTTTTTGCACACCTTCTTTTGGTTCTCTGAGTGCCAAAATCTTTGGGTTGCCACCATCGCCGTAATCACTTTTCTTGGTAAGTCCGACTTCAATCTTGGCTGTGCATCCAATTAAATTTGATATGTCAAAACCAGATAATTCTTCTTCGGTAAAACTTTTACCGCGCCAGCTCTCAAGATCTTTCCTCAAGGTTGCGGCCTCAAACAAAGATGCAGTGTAAGTTTTAAATACACCAAAAGGTCTGCCGTCTTCCATCATTACTGTATTGGTTGTTGGATCAACCGATTCGGTTACTTCAAAAGCCAAATGGACTCTTGTTTTCTTGCTGACCACGCCTTTGTATTCTTGGTCTGTTGTCCCTAGATCCACGATGCTGTAGCATGTTCCGTTATAGATTCCGGGTTCTAATTTTGGTAGATCTTGGCCTCCACCTTCGCCACTAATTGTTAAACTCATAATAAATCTCCTACCTTATGTATTTGCAAAATTTAGTAAACTTGGATATTATCCTATAACCCTTTGCAAGTCAAAGCAATAGTAAAAGAAAATAAGGATGATTGATGTCATTAAAGATAAAAGGACCTAAACCGAAAGATTTTAACACCCCGTTTACCAGCGATTACATAACACAATTCAGCGATTTCTTAGCCAGCAATGGCTATGAACCCGACCCTAAGAAGGGACTGGTTACCGATGGCTCAGTGGGTAGAGCGTACATCAACATTGGTAACCAGAGGAAGCTCGTGGGTTGGTATCAAGCATGGCTCGATCAGTCCTCTCCATTTGGACGTTTAGGCGATTACAGAGTCAGTGCCGACCAACCCACAGCGACTTGGAAACCAGAGAACAGTGAGCGCTATCGTATGACGCCAGCTCAGAAAGCCGAGATCGCAGCTCTACAAAAACAAGCCGAGGTCAAATCCGCTGAGAAATACTCACAGGCCGCGAAGCGATCGCAGTCGATTTGGGACCAATGCGAGGACGTGATTAAACATCCGTACTTGGAGAAGAAGCAAGTCTTGTCCTATGGTTTAAAGAAAGACAAACACGATAACCTGGTGATCCCACTGAAAGACAATCAAGGCTCTATCGTTGGTCTACAGTTTATCGCA